ATGGTCGGGTTTCACGGATCAGCCGTGGAGAACCCGATGACCAAAATCATTCGATTCCAAGACCTGAAATCGCGCGGCATCGTTTCCAATTGGAACACGCTTCTGCGCTGGATTGAACACGAGAATTTTCCGCCGGGCCGTCGCCTTGGCGCGAATACCCGTGTTTGGACTGAAACCGAGATTGAAGACTGGATTGCATCTCGTCCGGTTGCTTCGATCAAGGAGGCGTCCGATGCAGCATGATCTAGAGCCTACCGAAGCTGTCACGCTTGCCGCTGAATGGCTGGCATCAACACCACCGGAGCAAATCGAGGGGCCGGTTATCCCGGCTATTCGGATGCGCTTTCCGCTGTCAGTCTCCGAAGCCTGCGAGGCTGCGGCGATGGCTGGAAAACTGAAGGGGGCGCGACATGGCTAACCCCCAACAAAAAACCGCCGACCCGTTGGCGCGGATCAGCGGCGGTATTCGTAAGGAAACGCCGGGGGGCAATCCTTGCAAAGACAATACCCCGAAACTAACGCCTCAAGCAAGGTGGGCAAAAGCGCATCCGCTCAAAAGATGGGCTCATGTCGCAGTTGCTTCGGCGCTCCGGCATGGGCTGCTAACCCGTCCTGATCGCTGCGACGATTGCGGCAAGGTTGGTCCGGTTGACGCTCACCATGACCCGGAACGGTACGACGAACCGTTGCACATTGAGGCATGGGTTTGCCGCTCGTGTCACAAGGCCAGGCACAAGCAGCCGGGGCAGGGCACGCAATGAGCGGGCGCGAATTTTCCAAGGTCTCGCCAGCGTTGTGGAGATCGGCAAGGTTTGCCGGTCTCTCTGACAAAGGTCAGATTGCCTATCTCTATTTCATCACGAACGCGCATGTCACTTCGGCTGGCTGCTACGTCCTGCCGGATGGCTACGCGTGTGCGGATCTGAATTGGACCCTGGCCGACTATCACCAAGCCCGCGACGAGTGCCGCGAAACTGGCCTGATCGACTACGAAGGCGACACGGTTTTTGTGGAGCGCTGGTTCAAACACAACCCGCCGATGAACGCCAACCACGCCACCGGGACAATGAAGCAGATTGCCGCCATCGAAGCGGACAGGCTCCGCGAAAAGACGGAAGCGGCTTTCACTGTTGCCAATGACGAGCGCATCGAACGTGAGGCAGCAAACGCCGCTGCCAGAGCACAAGCCAAGGCTCGCAAAGAAGCAGAAGCGCTCTTGATGGCCGGTAACGGGAACTCGTTGGCCAATACCCGATACATGAACGGGGGGCGCGGATGATCCCGCTTGAAACCGTTTCGATACCGTTTCCGAACCGTTTGCGAACCCGGTTTTTAACTCTGGAAACCGTATGGAAACACCAAGACCAAGACCAAGACAGAGACCGAGACCTTAGGGCGCTTCGCGCGCTCTGGAGGAAGAAAGCGGCTTACCCGGCGAACACCGCCACCATCTCGCAAGACGAGAGACAGGACAGAATTCAATGACTGATCACAAGAACGAACTCCCGACCGACGATCTGCATTTCAAGGTTTATGCGTGGGCAAACCGGGCAATGGACGAGGGTATAGATCCCAAGTGTCTGCAAGAGGCTATGTCCGCTGTCGCAATTGATATGCACATGCAAATGCTCGGGCCTGACATCGTGGCCGATACGCTCCGCCAGATTGCCGACGCCATCCAACGCCGCGAACATATGAAGCCGGGGGCAGGGCAATGAACGCGGATGCTCTCGAGTTCTTCGTCTGCAGGGCGGCGCTGCGGATGATTGAGGACGGTTCAACGGACGCCAAATCTCTAGCCGAAGCTTTCGCCGGGACAGCGGCAACGCTTATGCGAACCACCGAAATGTCAGACATGGAAATTGCGGAACACTTCGTCGCTTTAGCCTATTCAACCGAGGCGGGGCGCTATGAATACGCAAATTGACATTAACCGCAAATCAGTTAATAGTGGCGGTGTCATTGGCAGTTCATCGAACGCCTTGGCCCTACGTCTCCGGCGCATTTGCGCGGAACAGGACTCGCAACCGGAAATCCGTTTTCCGGTATTCGAACTGTTTGGAGATAGGGCGCGATGACGCAATCCAAATTAGACACAACCAGCTTGCGGCTTTCGCCTGCAACCCGTCTCGACATCAAGAGCATGTCGGAAACGGGCGCATTTGAGGGCTATGGCTCGATCTTCGGTAATGCCGACTCCTACGGCGACCGTGTGGTCAAGGGCGCGTTCTCGGCTTCCCTTGCGGCTCACAAAGCCAAAGGCACGGCACCTGTAATGCTCTGGCAACACAATGCTGACTGGCCAATCGGCGTATGGTCGGAAATCCGCGAGGATGACCGGGGGCTTTATGTCAAAGGCCAGTTGAACACCGAAACCGAGAAGGGCCGCGAGGCGCGTTCGCTGCTCACTCAAGGTGCAATCTCCGGGCTGTCAATTGGCTTCACGGCACCGGCTGGCGCTCGCCAGCGGCTCGAAGATGGCACCACGGAACTAAGGACGGTCGATCTCTGGGAGGTGTCGCTTGTGACCTTCCCGGCGAACGATCAGGCCACCGTCTTGAGCGCAAAATCCATCAACACGCAAGCCGACTTCGAGCGGCTGCTCAAACATGCCGGGTTTGCAAACCGCGCAGCCAAGAAGCTGGCAGCGGGCGGCTGGTCTGGCCTCAATCCTGAAACTCAAGTCGCAGAACTGGTCGCCGAAATGAAGGCGGTCGCGGCAATCCTACGAGGTACTGACAATGGAAAATTTTGAACAGATCCAGACGGCGCTTTCTGAAATCAAGAACGCGGCGGGCATCCTTCCCGACATGGCCAAGCGGCTCGATGAAATGGAGATCCGCATGAACCGACCACAGTTTGCCAGCGACAGCGGCGAATCGACAATCCAGCGCGAATATCGCGGCGCTTTCGAAAACTGGATTCGCAACCCGCGTTCTCAGGACGCACGCTCGCAGCTTGAAGCCCGCGCGGTGACAATCGGCACGACCACGGCGGGCGGCTATGCGGTACCCGAAATGCTCGGCAACAGCATTCATCAGCAACTCCGCGACATCTCGCCGGTGCGCGTGGCTGCTAACGTGATCGGTGTTTCCTCGTCGGATCACAAAGAGATTGTTGATGTCGGCGGCACGTCTTCGGGATGGGTTGGTGAGGGGGATACACGCTCCGAAACCGACACGCCGGGCCTTGAAGAAGTCGCGCCAACCTTCGGCACTGTCTACGCATACCCGAAGGCGTCCGAAGAATCGCTTCTGGACATCAAATATGATGTCGGTGCGTGGCTGGTTTCTCGTGTTTCCGAAGAACTGGCCATCCGCGAGGGTGAAGCTTTCATTCTGGGCAATGGCACAAAGAAGCCAACCGGCTTTCTGAATGGTACGCCGACCGACGAGGACGATCTTGCAAGCCCGAAGCGGGCCTTCGGCACCTTGCAATACTTCGCCACCGGCAACGCTACCGGCTTCGGCTCGCTGGCGACGACTTCCCCGGAGTTTTACCCCGCTGATGTTCTCTGGACCACGGTCTACGGGCTTCGCGCTCGATATCGTGTCGGGGCGGTGTGGATGATGAACAGCGCAACCGCCGGAGTGATCCGCAAGTTCAAGGATCAGGACGGGCGTTATCTCTGGACAGACAGCCTTACAGAAGGCCAGCCGGCAATGCTGTGCGGCTATCGGGTTATCATCGCTGAGGACATGCCCGACATTGGCGCGAATGCCTTCCCGGTTGCCTTCGGCAATTTCAAGCGCGGGTATCTGATCGCCGACAGTTCGGACCTTCGCATCACGGTTGACGACAACGTGACCACTCCTGGCCAAGTCAAATTCTACGCTCGCAAGCGCGTAGGCGGCAAGATCCTGGACAGCCACGGAATCAAACTCATCAAGAACGCGGCCTCTTAATCGAGGCGGATACGGCGGGCGGCTTTTGGGCCGCTCGCTGCATAATTATGAACGAGGTTATCCATGACACTGACACAAGAACAGCAGATCCGATCCGATCAGGCGAACGAGATCGCTGACCGCACCGCGTTTGAACTGCAACAGCTTGGTTATGACTTCCCAGCATCGTGGCGCATTCTCGTTTATTGCGGCCTTGCAGGCATTCGGGCTGGATCTGGGGTTAAAGAGGCCATAGCAGACCTGCAACGCATCAAGGGCGACATTGACCGGCATATTCAAGAGATAGAGTCGGGCGTGCCTCAGTGACCCATGCCGACCGCTACAGGGCAGACGATCCCGACCGGCGCTTTCTACAGTCGCGGGCATGGCGAGAACGTATCCGTCCTGCGCAGCTTCGGAGAGAGCCTCTATGCCGGTTCTGTAGGGCGCTAGGCCGCGTGACGGTTGCGGAACAAGTGGATCACATCATCCGGCCACGTGGCGACCATGCGTTGCAGCGAGATCCCGACAACTTCCAAAGCCTGTGCGCCACGCATCACGGACACAAATCAAACTGGGAACGGGCGAACGAGCGCAACGGCACCAACAAGCCGCTTATCATTGGGCATGATGCGGACGGCTTCGCAATCGACCATACGGGGGGGCGTGTCGATTTGTGGGAGGCCAGGGGCGATCATCCGGGGCGGGACTAGTCTTAGGCTAAACCGTAACATTTTTAGTTTCACATCAAACTAAGTGTTTGGAGGCATTGAAATGCTGACAAGAGACGAAGCCATCAAAACCGCCATGCGGAAATGGATGAAAGAGCCGTTCGAATGGGGCAAATCCGACTGCATGTTGTCGGTTGCCGACTACCTCATTGATGCGGTCGGGGCCGACTGCGGCGGGCAGTTCCGGGGCAAGTATGCCAATCGAAAGGAATGCGCTCGACTATCGGGATACATGCGCGATCCGGTTAAGCCGTTCGCTGCTTGTGTTGCGGAGATCCCGTTGCAGGAAACGACCGAACCGAAGAAAGGTGATGTCGGCGTCATTCATATGGCGGGTGAGACAGTCGGCGCAGTTTGTCTCGGCGATAAATGGGCAGCGCGGGCAGATCCGGGCTTGTTCATCTCGACACCAACCAAGATCTTGAAGGCGTGGGCCGTATGAGAAAATCGCTATACGTGGCGGCGCTGCTTTGCACGACTGCGCTCTATTCTACGCCCGCGCACGCCATGCCTCCGGTAATCGGCTTCATTGGTGGTTTCGCGTCTGCATTCGGGCTTGGAACCGGGGCGGCGGCGGTGGGCATTAGCTCCGGCGCTGCTCTTGCGGGCTTTCAGGCTGCGGGGTTCTTGGCAACAGGGATCGGCGGCATTCTGCTAAATACGGCATTGGGCATCGGGATCAACTTCCTTGCTCAATCCCTAGCGCCAAAGCCGCAAGCACCGCCACCAGCGCAGCGCTTTACGAACCTTCGGCAGAGTGTGCAGGACCGGACTAAAGCATATGGTCTAACCCGGATCGGCGGGCCGGTGTTTTTCTGGCAGGCCATCGCGCCAAAACGCTATTACGGGGTGATATTGAACACAGGTGAGATTGACGGGTTTGAATCCCGCTATCTTGATGAACGCGAGGTGACGCTTGACGGCTCTGGCTATGTGACCGCCTCGGAATTTGTTTCAGCCGGTCGGGCCCGTGTGCAGATCGAGGAATTTGAAGGTGACGCGGCGCAGACGGCTCCGGCATTGCTCTTGAACAACTTCGCGGGTTGGACTTCTGACCATAAGATGACCGGTCTTGCGGGGGCCGTCATTGTTGCGGAGAACAGCGCAGCCGAGGACTTTTCCCGCGTGTATCCATCAGGGCGGGAGCCTGTTTACACCGCGCTTATTCGCGGCACGAAATGCTATGACCCGCGCACCGAAACAACGGTATGGACGAAAAACGCCGCACTGATCATTGCCGACTGGATCACCAGCGCAGACGGTCTAGGCCGCGAGGTCGATTGGGATCTGGTCGAAATCGAAGCCGATGTCTGCGATGAAGACGTTGAGGATCGCGACGGCAATACAATCAACCGGTGGGAGCTTTGCGGGGCTTATAGTTTCAGTGAAACCCGCGAGGGCGTGCGTGCTGCTCTAGGCGTAGCTTGTGACGCCTTCTTTTACGAAACCAGCGACGGCAAGGTTGCGTTCAAGGTCGGGCGGTTCGAAACACCGACCGTAACTATCACCGGCAACCACATTTTGAGTATGCAGCTTGTGGACGGCTCCGAGGGGCCGGGTGTGGTCAACGCATATGCGGTCCAGTACACAGAACCGGGGATAGGGTATCGCGAACAGGAATGCGCTCCGATCATCATTGACGATGGTCAGCCCTATGAGCAGGGCACGGTGACGGCTTTCTGGGCACCGAACCACAATCAGGCGAGCCGGATCGCAAAACGCCTATTGAGGCAGCAACGTGCTCAATACAGGCTATCCGCAACGCTGAATCTGCATGGGCTTCGCCTCATCGGGGAGAGGTTCTTTTACCTGTCCCATCCAGCATTCGGAATCGAGAACCAGCCGTTTGAGATCGGCAAGTTATCGTATGCAGATGACGGGCTTTCAATCGAAGTGGAGGCGACCAGTTGCACGGCGGCTGACTTCGCATTTGACGCGGCAACGGAAGAAAACGCACCGCCTGTCAGTTCCACGATTGCGGACAGCGTGACAACGCCAGCCCCAACAAATGTTTCTGCCGTGTCGGTCACCTCATCGGGTGGGGCTGCAATTTACGTCGATTGGGACGATCCAAGCGATACGATTCTTAATCAGGTCCGCTATCGCACGTCAGACGCAGGCGGCGGGGCCGGAGATTGGTTTGAGATCCAAGTTCCGCAAGGCCAATCCTACGCAACCACACCGCCACTGACTGATGGCGTTTCGTATGACGTGCAGGTTCGAGCGCAGCGACAGACGGGCGCAACATCTGTCTGGACTCCAGTAACGCCAATCAGCGTTGTTGCTGTGGTGGATGCGTCCGCACCGGGAAGCGTGACGAGCGTTAGCGCCACACCTGGAAGCGGTACAGTTGATCTCGAATGGACTGCACCAAACAGCGCCAATTATGTGGCTTCGCGGGTCTATCGAAACACGGTTGACGACTTTGGCACATCAACTCTTGTCCGCACGGAATACGGCGCGGCATCAACCGTTGACGCTTGGCAGGACACCGGCCTTGCGGCGGACGACTACTATTATTGGATTTCTGCAATCAACGGCTCCGGCGTCGAGGCAACCGAAGTTGCAACCGGATCGGTGGCGGTTACATAAACCGGGGGGGCGGGGTGAAATCCTCGCCGCTTGGACCTGACCAGCCGGACGGGGCATTAAATTCGGGCATCCACAATTCAGGCAATGAACCGAATACCGATAGAACGGCTAGCCAAGGGTAGGCTTTAGACCAGTTGCCAAAACAATAGAGCCGATCAGGAAAATCAGCATAGATATGATCACAGTCGCTAGCCCGGCATACATGTGGAAATCGGAGCGCCGTAAATGAGCTTTAGCAAGATCGGTTTCACGTTCGCTCTTGTCTACATATCGAGTGGACAAGAAACCAAACACCCACCCAAATGCGGCAATTGCGGTTCCGGTAACCCAGAACATCACAGCGTTTCTCAGGCTAAACGTTGACGTGATCGGGATAATTTCGGGAGATTGACTTAGAACGGCAACCGCTGCACCTGCATTCAACAGAATACAAGCCTTAATTGCTCCCTGAGCGTATTGCTGTGATATGTCGCGATAGTCGGCCATTGTGGTTGCCTGCGCGTTGATTGTTGCCATTCTACAAGATTGAAGGCATTGTAAGCGCACCGGGCAGACGTTGGCGCGTCTACCCGGCACTTGCCAAAGAAGCCGCTGGAGGGCTTGCGATGACCGATTCCCGTATACAGTACGACTCCGTCCTGGACCAAGCGCGGCTTCTCCACTTTCAACATTGGAGAAGACCATGAACACGACCATTACACGACGCGCCGCTTTGGGCGGTATCGCAACGGCTTTCGCCGCACCTGCCAGCGTGGCAGCATCCGAACATTCAGCACTGCCGAAACTGATTGAAGCGCACCGGCTCGCCGATAGACTTTTCAATGACGAAATCGATGCATTCAGCAAGTATGAAGGGACCCGAAAGAAGCGCGAAATCAGCGTGACGCTTAGCAGCGGCGGTTCCATTTGCTGCAAGGCAGACGATCAACTGAAATGGACCATGTACGACCTTCTTGATAAGATCGATGCTCACTACGAGCGGTGCGATCAAACCGAAACTCTGGCGGATTTTGCGCCAGACCTCGCAAGTGAATACGAGGTTGCCATCCGCAAAGCCAAGGCTGCCGATATAAGAGCGCTCAGAAAGGCTATAAAAGACGAACAGGCGCGACGGGCTTCGGAACCGTATTTCATCGCTCTTGCTAAGATGGACCGTGCGAGCGCAGCCGACATGGCGGCAATGCGGGAAATCCTCGCTTTTCAATGCCGCACGATGGCCGAAATCAAACTAAAGGCGGAATACCTCGTCGCGACCAAGGCGCACCGGGGCGTTCTGGTTAGTTCCGATGATTTGCTCATGCTGTTGAACTCAATGGCTGATGCTACGGGTATTGAGACGGTCGCATAACCGCCCCCGCATTCGTAAACCAAAGCCCGGCGCTGGCGACAGTTGCCGGGTTTTTTGTGTCGATCACGAAATTGTTAGCCGCTTGTTAGCCCGGCAGCTTTTCGCTTCACAGCCGCTAAGGGCGAAAACTCTAACCTATTGATATTGTTTTGAAATTTGGTGAGAGCGCAGGGGTTCGAACCCTGGACCTACTGATTAAAAGTCAGTTGCTCTACCAACTGAGCTACGCTCTCAAAAAGCCCGGCTGCTGACCGGGCGGAAT